GCAATTCTTTATTTTTTAAATCTTTTATAGGTTCAGATGATTTTATATTGTAAAAAATATCAAGCAATATAGAATGTTGCTTATCCGTAAATTCAACTTCGTTCTTATCTATTACCTCTATCATAGCTTTAATCATTGAATTACATTTATCTATTTGGTTACACACCACTCCTAATTGAACTGTTTGTAAGGCAAATTTTAGGTAAGAAAATAAACTACGCCCCATTTCATTATAGACCATTGAAAACTCAAAGTTAATAATAAATTGATTTATTAATTCCTGATATACAACTTTTTGCAAAGTTTCTCCCACCTCCTTTTGTTCTGCTTTAATTTCCGCTTTAAATCTACTTGTGTCAATAACAGCCCAAATTTGAAAACCTACCAAAAAGGTAACAATTACCCCCATAACAGCGGTGGTAGCCCCAAAGCTATCCCACGTAAAAGGCTCTAATCTGCACCAAAATAACAGTAATGTAGCTATACTTATCAGCAGTGATAGCAGTGGTAATATATTTTTCTTCAAAAAATCTTTCATCGTAATACTTTACTAATCAGTTAATTACAGAAATATAACAAAATAATAACAAAAATAGTTATTTAAAAACTTGTTTTATAACTATATTGGTTATATCTTTGCAACGTGAAAATGAAACGTTACCTATTAACGTTGCAAAGATAATAAATAATATGAAATTAACAAGCACAGCAAGAAGTATTATTGTAAGTCGTATGGCTGACTTCTCAATAGAGGTGAATAAACAGCCTGTAACTATTAGCCACTGGCTGTATATGCGTCCTTATATGTTCTTGAAATTAGAGAACTATATACCGCTTAAAAAGTTTATTCAAACTGATAATATAGATGATTTGTTTGAGTTTGAGAGCGAAAATGAAAAAGAAACACTACTTAATAAGTATAGAACGTTGATTTATGAAGACAAGACAAGTTATACCGCTTAACGTTACTGCCGAAGAGTTTTGCAACGCTCTGGGGCTACCTCGTAGGGCTGACCTTATGATGCAACTTAGAGACTTACAACTTGTGAAGTTCTTTAAGGTGGGTAATAAGCACTTATACCCTCGTACTTATATAGATAAAGTACAAAATATGTTATTAGAGGGTAAGATACAGATACGAACCGATAAAGGCGAATATTACGTAATTATGAAGTAAAAAAGCGGCACTATCCCAGCACCGCTTAATCTAAAAAAAATTAATGTTAAACATGTAATATTACAAATACGTAAATTACAATGGCAAAATTACAACAAATGAATGAAACTGCAAAACAAAGTAGCCAATTTTTTCTTCAAGACGGCTACGTAACGATGAATGGCAAACGCTATGATGAGTGTGTGCCTTTTGAGCAAGAGGCGTTTAACGTGGCTTTGCAGCACTGCAAGGCTGATGAAACGGCTGATGATGAGCTATCGCCTGAATGGGCTGCTATGCTGAAACGTGGTACTGCACCGCTAACGGCGTACTACAATCGCCCGCAAACTGAAATAGGTGATAGCTTGTTTGAGTTGTTGCTGTCAAAACTTCCTGATATGGATGAGGGCGACCCTGATGGGTGGGTGAGTTTGTCGGTTACTTATGGGGTATATACGCTACAATTATGGTATTGTTATGCTACTGATGAGGTAGAATATGCGTGTTTTTACGAAAGTGCAATTGATGATTACAAAACGCATCATCTTACCCTTACGGCGCATCAGGTTGAGCGTTGTCATACTGTGATTACTGATGCTTACGATAAGCTGCGAAGTGAGTATGCTTATGAAGAGCGTTTGCATCGTGAAGACTTAAAACACTTAGAATATACATATTACAGGCAGGTGCTTTAACCTTAAATCTTACGACTATGAAAGAACAAGTAACAACCTTAGAATTGGGCAAGTGTTATCAGATACACCACAAAAACGATGTAAATAACGATGTATTGCACCTTATCAGGGTGAATAAAGAGTTTATATCCTTAGTGCCTGATATACCTGTTGATTATGTGGTGGCTGAGGTGTGGGGCAGCAATACGATAAATACGAGCGTATATCACTCAATAATTGAGGGTAATACTTATACTGAAATAACACAAGAGCAGTTTAAGAACGTATTGAACGCAAAGCTGCACGAGATATCTAATTACATCAGTGATATGGCTTAAATAGGCGATAAAGAGCCTCTACCAATCATAAGTGCCGTGCTACCCTTTTAAATCTGGACATATCTGAATAATAATAACGCACGGCACTTATTTAAGAAAATAACCTAAAAACAAATGAATATGAGTTTAATAAAGAAAGCGAACGAGCTTACAATTCAGACGAAAATCAAAGCCCTAATCTATGGGCAAGCGGGTACGGGTAAAACGACCCTTGCATTATCAGCACCTAAGCCGTTATTATTTGACTTTGATAACGGGGTGCATCGTGTGAACTTCGCACACCTTCAAAATGTAGATACGGTGCAAATACGCTCTTATCAGGACTTTTTGGACGTACTTACCAATGAGAATTTAACGCCTTATGAAACTTTTGTTATTGATACTGGGGGCAAAATGTTAGACTTTATGGGCGAGTACATCATTAAGAACAATCCTAAAATGGGGCGTGCTAATGGTATGCTGACATTGCAAGGATTTGGAGAACGCAAAATGATGTTTTCAGCACTTGTGAAGCGCATCAGCATAATGAACAAGCACGTGGTATTTGTGGCTCACCGTGAAACGAAAACAGAGGGCGATGATACTCGTTACATTCCTCAATTTGGAGGCTCAAACTACGATAATCTTGTAACAGAGTTAGACCTTGTAGGGTATGTAGAGGCGCAGGGGCGTGAGCGTACTATCACCTTTGACCCTACTTCACGTAATGACGGCAAAAACTCTTGCAATTTGCCACCGCTCTTTAAGATACCTACTATCATTGATGAGCAGGGTAATCCTACCGCTCCTAATGACTTCTTCACAACGCACGTAATTGAGGCTTACAACGCACGATTGGAGCAGCATCGCAAGGCTAATGAGGCATATATAAAGCTGGTAAAAGATATTGAGGATAATATAGCGGTTATAACGGATATAGATAGCCTTAATGAGACTGCTGGGCGTTTGCAAGAGTGGCAGCACATAGGTAACTCTAAGGTAGTAGCGGGGCGCAAACTCAATGAGAAAGCGGCGACTTTGAATGCGAAGTTTAACAAAGATAGCAAGCAATATGAAGCAGTATAACATATATCCTACCTTGTTGGATAGTTTTACTAACTATCTTAATTCATCGGTAATCTATCAGCAGTTTTGGGGCTCATCTGAAGCCCCAACGCTGACAGAGGAGGAGTACGAGCGACAAGCCTTTCAAGAACTGATTAATCGCATTAATAGAGTGCCTTTTGAGAGCGAAGCTGCTGACAAGGGTACAGCGTTTAATGAAGTAATAGATTGCATCGTTGAGGGGCGCAAAAGTACTAAGATAGATATTCATAGCGAAGGCGAGTTAATAACAGCGGTTATTAATGGCAGGCAGTTCGTATTTTCAAAGGAACTTACTAAGAGTATAGCAATGCCTTTGAAAGAGGAGAATGCGCTTACTCAATACCGAGTTGAAGGTACTATCAGTACTCAATATGGTGAGGTCTTTTTGTACGGCTATTTAGACTATTTGCTGCCCTTTAAGGTGGTAGATTTAAAGACAACGGGCAAATACAATGCTTTTAAGTATCGCAACAACTGGCAGCACATTGTATATTCTTACTGCTTAAATCAGCAAGGTATTGAGATAACTGATTTTGAGTATTTGGTTACTGATTTTAAGGGTGTGTATAAAGAGACTTATACCTATATGCCTAAGTTGGACACGGCACGATTAAAGGAGGTATGTGAGCGTTTTATTGAGTTTTTGGAGGGTAACCGAGAACTCATTACTGACAAGAAGATTTTTAATGACCAAACTGCGAATGAGCAAAAGGACTATCTTAAACGATAGTATGGAAATCATTATAGTAAAACCAACAGTCGTGAGGTTTTCGCACCAAAGCGTTTTAGTAACGACTTTTTTAAGCAAATGAAAACAGTATTTAGAGTAGGGATGAAGGTTTATGACCAAATTGTATTTCCTGATAAAGAAGTTGAAGTACTTGAAATTCGTAATGATTTAGATTATCCAGTAAGAGTGTCTTCTGATGGCAAATCAATTTTTGCTGCTTATACAGCAGATGGAAGATACGCTAAAAATTTAAATCCGACATTATCTACATCACCTTATAAGATTAAAGGTTTTGAGCAAAAATCATCTATACCAACTTATGATGAGATTATAGCAGAGTCTTTAAAAAAAGGTGAATATGTTGCTGTATTAAATGGTATAGAACTTCCTGACGAAAAAATGGCTAAGGCTTTTGAAACTCTTGCGAAACTCATTTGGTTAAGAGACTATTATAATGAGGGTTGGCAACCTGATTGGGATATTAATAAAGTTAAATATGTTATAAAACGTCACGGTAATATACGCTTTTCTAATATAGAAACTACTGAAAACTACCCTTCTATTTTATATTTCAAATCAAAAGAAATTAAAGATAAATTCCTTGAAGAACAAAAAGAACTATTAGAAATTGCAAAACCTTTATTATAACTATGGAAAACAAAAACAAAATAATGAGTGCTTTACAAGTAATCAAAATAGCACTTGAAGCAACAAAAGAGAAGGTTCTTATAACAAAAGGATTGTTAATTGAACTGAAAGAAAAATATCAGTGTTTGGATAATTTGGAAGATATAAGAAAAGACCCTGATGTTATTCATTTATCAAATGAAGTTGAACAATTAGCTGAAGAAATCGGATTTATAGTTGAAAATTAAAAAAAAACTATGGAAATACAAGGACGAATTAAAACAATATTCGCTACTGAAACAGTAGGGCAAAACGGTTTTCAGAAGCGTGATTTAGTTATCACCACCGATGGGCAATATCCACAAGATATTATCATTCAATTTGCACAAGGCAATTGCGCTGTATTAGATAGGTTTCAAGTGGGGCAAATGGTTAAGATACACTTTAACCTGCAAGGGCGAGAATGGACAAGTCCGCAAGGCGAGGTTAAGTACTTCAATACGGTTGTAGGTTGGAAGATAGAACTCATTCAAACCACGAATGTAGCGCAACCTCAATACCAGCAGCCTATGCAATATCAGCAAGCCCCACAAGGGTACGTACAGCAACCGCAATATGCGCAACCTGCCTACCCTCCACAAGGGCAGCCGCAATATCAGCAGGCGCAAATGTTTAACAATTACGGACAAGCACCTTCACAAGGGGACGGCATACCGTATTAAGGTAAATAAAAGCAAGTATCAAAAGGGATAGTAGCAGGTTCGAGTCCTGCCTTGCTTTCAAAGACGATAACAATGAAAAAGATAACCATTCCAAGCAACGTAAAAAACGGCAAATTGGTGCAAAATCGCAATCTGATACAAAAGGCTATAACCTCCTTTGAGGATACGAATATCAATATCACCATTGAGAGGCGAAGCAAGAAAAGAAGCGCACAGCAAAATGCTTTTTATTGGGGCGTTTGGATACCTATCATTCAGCAGTCTATGAATGACACTTGGGGCGAGTTTTACCCTCCTAATGAGGTGCATAATGTACTGAAAGCCTTGTGTAATTATGAGGAGCGTCCTAATCCTGCCACAGGTGAGATACAGCGAGTACCTATGAGCAGCACCAAGCTGACCACCTACGAATGGGAGAAGGAGTTTAAACAACAAGTAAGGCAGATGTGTATTGATAATTTCAATCTTGATTTGCCTGAACCTGATAATGAGGAATAACCAATTTTCACCCCTCGTTAAGCAAGGATAAAAACAAGTTATAAAGCACTGAATATCAAAGTGAAGATATAAATAAGCAAGTTTTAAAGTAAAATAAGCAATGAAAAAAGAAACCGTAAGCCGATTTAATGAGGAGACATTCACTACCTCAGACCTTACCGCCTTAAAAGGCAAATACCTAACTGAAAATCTTTATCGCCGTTGGGAAGAAAAATTTATTGATGAGGATACAGGCGAGTTAGTCCCTATTGAGCGCAGGGAGATCATCCTTTATCAAGGTGAAGAACTAACTGATGACAACCTGCAAACTATCAAATTCTTTATGGATAGCGGCGAACTAAAAGAAGTATCAGTTAGCAACCTACAACGCTCAGCACGATTGGTAGGAGGTAGTGCTACCATTTGGACGGCAGTGGTAGATGATAATGACAAAAAGCGCACTTTTTATCTGTATGCCAATAGTGCTACCGTAGCACAGCAAATCATCACCGACTACGTGGAGCAGCATTATAAGGGAACATTTGAAATAAAATCACTCAAAGAGCAGCAGTATTTTACCCTTGTATCGTTGGCAAAGAAAAACAGCGATGAGGAGCAAAATAAGTTCTATCAGATAGAGGTAGAAATAATGGTAAATAAAGAATCTTACCCAATGCGCTTTTTGGTGAAAGCACCTAATGCAGAAGAAGCAAAAGTACTAAGCGAGGCGTTTTATGAAACTTATATGCGTGTGGCTGATGAGGATAAAGAATTACCTCCTTATACAATGACCTTGTTATCGGCAAAAACACTGAATGTAGAGGCAGTTATAGACCACCAGTTTTGCAAGGAATATATAGATAAAAGCAAAGAAACGTTGTAATGTGACCATTGTGCACCCCGATAGGCAAGCACTCACGTTCGAGCCGTGAGCGGGGGCAAAGTTTACGTAACCAAATGTCTAAAACCCGTCCAAAACCCGTC